AGTGAGTTGGCAGTTGAATCAATACGCATGGCAGGAAGAGAGTTAAAACTAAACGTCATGTTAGACGGTGAAGCAAAGGTAGGTGAGACATGGGCACAGACACACTAGAGATTGAATACGATTGGCACTTGAGTCTTGCTAAGTTGTACGATACCATCGACTTAGAAGTTCCGTGGGACTGGAGAAAACAACACGTACAACATTATATGCCATCATCCAACGCTCAACGTATCGGAGCAATAGCCGAATCGAAGTTCCAAACGGAATGTTTAGAGAGAGACTTTGAACCACATATGCCAACAACCCCTATGCCTTGGGACTTTATCGTCACGTGTCCGGCAGGTATGTTAAAGGTACAAGTCAAATCAACAAGCACTAGATTGGGACAGAGTTATACCGTCGTGACGTCAAGTGGATGCACTAACAAAGAAACAATGTCACACGATGTCGATGTGGTAGCTTGTTATATAGCACCTGAGAAGATGTGGTGGATGATACCACGTAGTGAGTTGACAGGTAAGACAGCTAAGTTGAATCCGTTGCCGTCAAGCAAGAACAAGTACAAGAAATACCAAGAGAACTGGAGCGTATACTATGGATAAAAAGAAAACAACACTACTGATAGATGCTGACGTGTTAGCGTTTGAAGCAGCAGTGGTAGCCGAGGAATCAATTGAGTGGAAGGATGAGATGTGGACAGTACACGCAGACATGGCACTAGCTAAAGCTCGTGTTGTTAATCGTGTCGAAGAGTTCAAGGACTTGATGAAGACGGATAAGGTAACGATGTGTCTGACTGATCGTGCTAACTTTCGTCGTGTTCTTAACCCTGACTACAAAGCAAACAGATCAAAGTCACGCTTGCCAATTATCTTACGACAAGTTAAACAATGGATAATTGAAGAGTACGATGGACAGATGTGGCCCAACCTAGAAGCTGATGACGTCATATCAATTCTGGCAACGGACAAAGAGATGGATGAAGAAACGATCATCATTAGCATCGACAAAGACTTCAAGACAGTACCGGGTATCTTCTACGACTACAACAAAGGAGAGTATCATCAACCGTCAGAAGAAGAAGCCGATAACTATCATCTCGTACAAGCGATAGCGGGAGACCACACGGATGGATACAGCGGAGTGCCCGGCATAGGAGTCACTCGTGCTCAACGTCTGTTAGAGAAAGATGGATACACATGGGAAACAGTTACTGCTTGTTACGAGAAAGCTGGACTTACTGAACAGGATGCATTAATGAACGCATGGATGGCACGGCTGTTACGGGCTGAGAACTATTCATTTAGAACCAATACAATAAAGAAACTATGGACACCGAGAAACTACCAAACCAAGGATATACTAAAGATTTCACCACAGGGGCTAAACGTGACGGGGACATTGGACGGGGACGACCCTCGCTTATTCCTCCAATCGCCTTACGCAGTCTCGCCAAAAGATTTGAAGACGGCGGAAAGCTTTACGGAGACAACAACTGGAGAAAAGGATTCCCGTTAACACGACTGTACGACAGTATGTTCAGACATCTGTTAGCGTTAGCTGAAGGAGACACATCGGAGGATCATGCGGGTGCAATCTTGTGGAATGCGTCAGCGTGGTTGTGGACAAAGGATCAAATAAACAAAGGTAATTTACCAATAGAACTGGATGATATAGAGAATGATGAATGAAGAAATAGTATTACCAGCACTTAGCAAAGATTTAATAGATAAGCTTGACAAGCTGTACCCGGATAAATGTCCGCTGTTGACAGACGACGATAGAATGGTATGGTTTAAAGTAGGACAACGTAGTGTAATTAATTACTTACAACAAATATACGACGAACAACTTCAAGATAATATTATAACCAAGGACTAATTATGTGTTTCGGCGGACCATCAGCACCAGAACCTCCACCCCCACCTCCACCACCTCCTCCTCCCCCAACAGCTACGGCAGTTAGAGCGGAGCCTACAAAGGCAAGAGCAGCACGTGGACAACAGCGTAAGCGTGGAACAAGAACGTTAACAGTAAGTCGTCGTCCTTCCCTTGGTATGCAACCCGGACAAACAGGAGTACAATTAACATCATGATTATAGGATTAGATAAACTTACGTTATTAGACGGTGTGGTTGCTAACGGTGCTGGCAGTGCTGTTGGAGCCGAGCGTTCTAAAGGATGGACATTTGTTATTGAGTCTGAATCAGTAACTACTGGTGCTACCGTTGCTGTTGAAGCGTACATTGGTGGAGCTTGGAGAACAATTGATAGTCGTTCCGTAACATCTTCTGGTAACATTATGATAAGAGATGAGTACGGACACTACGAAAAGATCAGAGCTTCAGTGTCAAGTCGTACTGACGGAACTTACAGCGTCTACGCTACAGGCACTACCTCTTCTCTTTAATGTCTCTTGTTGCGGTAAACATACCACCTCCTTCTGAGGTACAAACTAGCAGTGAGTTCTTAGCTCCTCAGTTTGGTACAAGCTTTCCGCTGGATTTATTTGACGCTACGTTCCAAGCAGGATACGACACACAAGCAAACATAGAAGCACGAACAGGTGACGATGTTGGTACAATACTTATGGCATCTGATGTTGTCAGGTTATATGTATACGACGGAGCTAACTGGCAATTCTACACAGGAACTTAATAGATGAACGAGACAGCACAGGGTTTATATCACAGCTTAGAGAATCAACGTTGGTCGTTCTTAGATCGTGGTCGTACATCATCTGAGTTAACACTACCGTATGTCCTACCACCTGACGGTCACAACTACGCTACTAAGTACTACACACCTTATCAAGGCATAGGAGCACGTGGTGTTCTTAATCTATCGTCTAAACTTTTACTTGCCCTACTACCGCCTAACGCTCCGTTCTTTCGGTTGGTCATAGATCGCTACGAATTAGATAAAGCAAAAGCTGAACTGGGACCAGAGGGAGCGGAGCAGTTACGGACGGACTTAGAGAAAGCACTGGCTGATGTTGAGCGTAGTGTATCACAGGAAGTAGAAGTACAGAACTTTAGGAACGGTATCTTCCAAGCACTAAAGAATCTTCTTATCAGTGGTAACAGTCTGTTGTACTTACCTGATGAGGGAGGCATGAGAGTGTTTCGTTTGGATCGTTACGTTGTTAAGCGTGATCCAATGGGTAACGTTACACACATAGCTGTCAAAGAAACGGTAGCACCTATGATGTTACCTGAGAGTGTTCGTGAAGAAGTATACCGTCAGGAAAAAGAAAACACCTGTGATCTGTACACCTCCATCGTTAGAGAGGGAGACAAGTTTAATGTACAACAAGACGTCAAGGGTATCGTTATTGAGGAGAGCATTGGATCGTATCCGATAGATAAGTCTCCTTGGTTACCGTTACGTTATACAAGAATAGACGGAGAAGACTACGGACGTGGGTTCGTTGAGGAATACATCGGTGACATCAAGTCGTTGGAAGCACTGACTAAAGCTATCGTAGAGGGTAGTGCAGCAGCAGCTAAAGTATTGTTCATGGTTAATCCTAACGGTACAACACGTTCACGTACACTGGCTGAAGCTCCTAACGGTGCAATCGTACAAGGGTCTGAAGGAGACGTATCCGTTTTACAACTTAATAAATTTAATGACTTCCGTACTGCTCAAGCAACAATGCAAGGGATTACGGATCGTCTATCACAAGCCTTTCTACTGACATCAGGGGTTGTTAGAGATGCCGAGAGAGTGACCGCTGAGGAGATAAGAATGCTCAGTCAAGAACTGGAAGCTGCCCTTGGCGGTCTCTACTCTCTCTTATCACAGGAACTACAACTACCTATCGTCAGTCGTCTGATGGATCGTATGTCCAAGGACAAGCGTCTGCCTAAGCTACCTAAAGATATTGTTAAACCTACTATCGTTACTGGTGTTGAAGCACTTGGTCGTGGTAATGATTTACAACGTCTTGATTTATTCTTGGCAGGTGCTAATCAGGTAGTAGGACCACAAGCAGTGACACAGTATCTGAATGTATCTGATTACTTCAAGCGTCGTGCTACTGCTCTTGGTATAGAAACTGAGGGACTGATCAAGACGGAAGAAGAGATTCAACAAGCTATGCAGATGCAACAACAACAAGAGATGATGATGAAGTTGGGTAGTCCTGCCGTAGCACCTGCTATCAATGCTGCACAGGAGCAGTACATGGCACAACAAGAACCACCACCCGAAGAGTAAACTATCATGGCTGAATTACACCGAGTAGAGATAAATGAAAAAGCACCGAATGAGATCGAACCCGTTGACGAAACGGTTGAAACTCCTGAAGAACAACAAGCGGAACCACAAGCTGAGGAAACAACGGAACGTCCTGAATGGCTTCCTGAAAAGTTTAAATCAGCGGAGGACATGGCACAGGCATATGCGGAGCTTGAAAAAAGAATGGGACAAGGGACAAAAGAAGTTGAAGAAACTGAACAACCCGAAGAACAACAGGAAGAACAAACCGATGATGACAACAAAGAAGAAGCTGGTGATTATAATGAAGCTGTTGTGGAAGCTAGTAAGGAGTTCTTTGAGAATGACGGTAAGCTATCTGAAGACACTTATAAGAAACTTGAAGGGATAGGATTACCACGTGATCTTGTCGATAGTTACGCAGCTGGTCAACAGGCGTTGTTGCAATCAGAAGAAGCCCAGATCAAAGGAGTCGCAGGTGATAACTACGATGCAATGGCTGAATGGGCCAACGAACATTTACCGCAGGAAGAGATCGACGCATTTGACGAAGCTGTCACATCCGGCACGGTCAGCCAAGCGAAGTTAGCAGTGCAAGGATTGTACGCTAGGTATCAAAATGCTACAGGTGCAACACAACCTAAGCTGGTACAGGGAGCAGTAAGCGGTTCTTCCACTATGCCTTTTAAGAGTATGCAGGAATTAGCACGAGCACAGTCTGACCCACGTTATCGTAGTGGTGACAAAGCTTATCATCAAGAGATTGACAGACGACTCGCTGTGAGTAATATATGAATCGCAAGCTCCTCAACGTATTAACTTGCTTTGTAAGCTTCGATTAATACTATATAAATTTCATATAAGTAATAAGAGTTGAGACGCCTTGGACTTCCTACTTTCTTTTTCTTCCTATTATCGGTTCTAGGAAGTTTTTTCTTTGGTTGTTCCAAGGCGTCTTTCTATCCAGCACTCGGAGCTACAGGTGGTGCAGCTGTTGGTAGTCTAGGTGGCCCCGGTGCTGCTGCTGGTGGTGCTGCTGTTGGATGGGGTGTGGGAGAAGTGTCCAAATACATGGAAGAAAACCAACATTTAACACAGCAAGTCAAGGCGTTAAGTGAAGGAGACATCAAGCAACTCGTTAATAATCAACTAGATGAGTCAATGGACAACGGCTTTTTTGATGGTATGCTGAATGAAATTTATGGCTTGCTAAAAGTCTGTTTAATTGGAGTAGTATTATGGAATGTCATACCGATCATATATACGAGGTACGTTCACAAGAAAGCAAAGAATGGCGTTTCAAATTAAA